AATTTGATAAACGGTCAAAAAACATTAACCTTCAACGGCATACCTTTAATCGCACTACCTATATGGGATAAAATAATATTATCTTACTATAATAATGGTGTTAAATTGGTTAACCCTCATAGAGCTGTATATACACATAAGGACTTTTTGGCAGTAGGACTAGACAGCATCGCATCATTTGCTGATGCAAGTGTACGTCAAGACCCTGATTCAAGACGTGTTAAAATTGAGTTAATGGGCAAAGCTGATGCTAAATTGTTGAACCCAAAAATGTTTGTAGTAGCAATATAATAACAAAAATAATTCGTGTACGGAACTTAAAATTCTGTGCACGGATTTTTAAAAAAAAGAAAGGACAAAAAAAATGAATTGCGCAAAAATAGCAGCAGGATTAACCGCAGCAGAATGTGGTAAGATGGCAACATCAGGAACAGGCACAAAGGTAGTGCTTATGAATTACGACGATATAGACAAAGCCTCAAGTACTGTTTCGTCAGGTGTATGTACTTCACTTGTTTTAGCAGCAGATAAACTTGCATACTTGTTTGAATCGATTGACAAAGCTACAACAGGAGAAGCAACATTCGCAAAAGGAACGTATATTGATTCATACGACCATGCCGTGACTTTAAGAATATTTGTTAAAAACCAAACAAGCAAGGATTTTATCAATTCTCTAACCAACGCACGAGTTGTTGCGA